AAGTAGAGTTGAAACTCAAACCAACCCGGACGTTGCGATTGCACTCAACACCCTGAGGGAAGTCTCACGTGAAGTACAGAGTGAAGGATGGGCTTATAATAGGGAGTACGATTACCCTATCACTCCTGATTCTAATAATGAAATCAACATTGCAAATAACATTATTAGGATGGATTTAAACCAAACTTATACACAAAACATGGATAGAGATAGTATCAATCGTGGAGGCAAACTCTATGATCGTACTGCTCATTCGTATAAGTGGACTGATGAAACCGTTTATGTAGACATCGTTTGGTACTTCGATTGGGAAAGTATCCCACAACCTGTACAAGCTTATATTGTAGCCCGTGCTGCAGCTATTGTGTCTAGTCGTATTATTGGCGACGGTAATCAATACCAGATGCTGCTTCAGAAAGAAGCCTATGCTCGTTCTATGGCGCTAGAGTATGAGTGTTCGCAAGGTGATTATACCTTCTTTGGTAGTCCGAAGAGTGGTAACTATTACCAAAGCTATCAACCATACCATACCCTGCAACGATAATGCCAGCAGTAACACAACTAACTCCTAATTTTCTTGGTGGTGTCTCTACACAAACCGACGACAAAAAACTACAAAGTCAGGTAAAAGATTGTACAAACGGTTACCCTGACCCCACCTTTGGTCTTCTTAAAAGACCTGGTATGAAGTTCATCAATACTCTGAAAAAGAGTAACGGTGATGTATTTACTAAAAGTGAACTAGAAGATGCAGCATGGTTTTATATTGATCGTGCTGCTGCTGGTTCTTATATTGGTGCTATCAAAGGTTCTAACCTTTATGTATGGACTGCTGAAGATGGTACGTGGTGTACTGTAACTAACACTGGTGGTGCCTACCTAACTGGTACTAAGCAAAGTGATTATCATTTTCGTAGTATTCAAGACACTACAGTTATTACTAACAAAACCGTAACTACTGCAATGTTAGCAGCGCCTACTTATGTTGCTAATTCTGTAGGTACTATTAAGCTGCTTGGTGTTGATCATGTAGATTACACTGTAACTATTCAAGGTGATAATGTAAATTTCAGTCCAGGCCAGGGCACGACATTTGATGACATGTTGTTGTATGATGGTGATAATAGTCACCACATGGTTGATGCTATTGTAGCTCACCTTGAAGCACGCCAAGCAGCAAGCGACTCTGACTACGATGGTAAATGGTATGTCGAAGGTTATTTAAATAGTATTGTTATTAGAAGGACAAACGAAACTCCTAATGATGTAGTAACAGATTACAGTGTTCCAGGTGGAACCCCTGTAGCGTTTACTCTTTCAGGTAAAGGTGGTGACAACAACGATAAACTTGAAATATTTCAAGATGAAATTCTAAACATTAGTGCTACACCTGCTGAATCTTTTAATACGCATACTGTTAAAGTACTGAATGCTGCAACTGAAGATGATGATTATTACCTCAAGTTTGTAGCATATAATGGTTTTGCTGGTTCTGGTTATTGGTCAGAAACAAGGGCTCGTGATGTGTCTCCTGGACTAGATCCAACCACCATGCCACATGTTTTGGCTAACACTGGTGCTACTACCTTTACGTTTGGACCTATTTCTTACAAAGGTCGTAATACTGGTGACGATGTAACAAACCCACAACCTTCGTTTGTTGGTAGTAAAATTAATTCTACATTCTACTACAGCAACCGATTTGGTGTCTTGTCAGATGATAATGTAATCTTTGGTGTCGCTAATGATGCATTCAACTTCTTTGCTAAATCAGCACTGACACAAGTTGCATCTGATCCCATTGACTTGAACGTATCTAGTGTGCGTCCTGTTACCTTGTCTGATGTTTTACCATCTCCACAAGGTTTGTTGCTGTTTAGTGAACGACAACAGTTCCAGGTGTATGCAACAGATGCTAGTATTTTGACACCTACATCTGCAGTTATCCGTACACTGTCTAACTATGAAATGGCTACTGATATTTCACCAGTAGACGTGGGTACGACTTCTGCATTTATTAGTAGGGTTCCTGGTTACAGTAAGTTGTTTACCATGGCTCTACGTGATGTAGAACAATCACCTATTGTGGTTGACATTAGTAAAGCTGTACTAGAGTGGATCCCTGACACTGTAGATAACCTTACCGTTAGCCCACAAAACTCCCTTATTATGTTGGTAGATAGGGATACCTCTTACCTGTACATGTATAGGTATTATAATAATGGTAAGGAAGATTTGTTCCAAGCTTGGGTTAAGTGGGAGCTGCCTGGTACTATCCAGTCTGCACAAATCCTTAATGATAATGTAATTACTGTTTCTCAACATGAGGATGAGTACACCATTGGTTCCATCACATTAGATGAGATGCCTAGTGGTGATGTAGTTGCAACTTCTACAAGCTTTACTGGTAACCCATCTTTGGACATGGCAACACGTCCTGTAACGCCTGGTGGTGGTGTAGATCCTGTTGTCTATGATTCAACAAACGACGTTACTAAGATCTACGTACCATACACACCTATTGAAGATAAAGAAGCTGCGATGCTACTTGCACTGCCTACAGCAGATAAAGGTACAGATGCAGCCATTGATTCTGATCAAGGTTATTGGGCAGTAGCTACAGAACGTACAGAGATTGGTACTGGTTACCGCTACTTTGAAGTAAAAGGTGACTTCTCAGGGTATGATGACGGTATTATTGTAGGTTATAACTACGATATGGAAGTGATTCTTCCACGTTTCTACTTCAGACTTGATCCTAATACCACTGATTACACAGCAACTTTAACAATTTCTAGAGCTAAGTTTTCTATTGGTAGAACTGGTTCTGTACAATTTAAAGTAAGGTCAGACGGTTCTACAGACTGGAATCCGATCGAACATACAACAGATGGAGATTCTTATGCTGGTGATACAAACCCAGTATTGCTAGAAAAAATTTTCACCGTTCCTATCCATCAACGTAATACTAATTTTGAACTTAAAGTGACAAGTAATTTCCCGTACCCAGTATCGTTGGTGTCGATGATGTGGGAAGGTAACTATTCCCCACGCTTCTATAGGAGGACTTGATGAACGATTTTGAATTTAACCCTAAAGAAAGTTATCTAGACCAACAACTTGCTGAATCTGGTCTTGAGATGAGCATTACCTGGGCTGGCGCTGGTCTGCTATTTAACGTAGGTAGCAGCCTGGCTCAAGGTTTTATGGGCTCTAGTGCTGCTAAAAAGGCAAACGATAGAGCCCAAAAAGATTATGAAGCTCAAAAGCTACAAGCACATAACGCTGCCTTGGTTCAAAATGCTTACCAAGACGTTTCATTTGGTATTGAAAAACTTAACTATAAAGTTAACCGTCAGTATGAGTACGCTAACGCTCTACGGTCTTGGCAGTATAATGCAAATATTCGTGATTTTGAGTACCTACAAACTGTTAAGCAGTACGGTAAGTCTGTCGATGATACAGCAGACCAACTGACTTATAACAATGTAGCAGAACTTGAGGCACGGGAAGCTGAACAAGCTGCACTAAATGAGATTTACAAAGAAGATGCTTTCAATATGCAAGGTGCTCTTGTAGATCGTCTGCAAGCTGAAGGTCAAGCTGCTTTACTGCAATCTGGTAAATCAAGTCAAAAGGCGCGTCAATCTACGATTGCAAGTCTTGGCAGGAACGCGGCTATTATGGATGCTAGTTTGTCTAGTTCTGTTGAGCAAAGTCAGCGTAACTTGAGAAACATTGCTATGAGCAAGTATGGCGCTGATCTTCAGGCTAGGTCTAGTATGATGATTCGACCTGAAGCTACACCTGAATTGACAAGACCGATGCAAACCCCTGAACGTATGTTTGCGGCACCGATGCCAATAGGTGAAGCTGCCGTTGCTAAACCTGTAATGCAGAGCACTACTGCTCCCCTTGTTGGTGGTATTATGAGTGCTTCGAAGACATTAATGTCTTTTGATTATTCTAAATTTAATCAAATTAGTGGTAAAACAGCAACACCTGCGGGAAGTAGTAGACCTAAAGCTGGCTATTCTACGCAACCAATTTATAACGCTTAACCATGGCTAAACAATCACAATTTCAAAAGTCAGCTCGGTCGCCTGGTTTCCAGCCTATTCAGGTTAGCGGTAAAGAGATTGCTAACATGCGTGCTGAGAGTGCCCGTATCGCTAATGCTATGCGGGACGCACGTAATGCTGATATTAATGAGCGTGAACGACAACAACGTGCACGCTTGCAAAATCAACAACTGGAAGCGTCCGAACGGCAACGTAACTTACAAGTACTTACACAAAACGCTGCAACTGAACGCCAACAACTGCAGCTAGAATCACAACAAAAATTAAAACAATTAGAAGCAAATCAAAAGGCTTCTGCTGAAATTTTTAAAAGCGTTGCTGACTTTAGTAAAACAGCACTTGGTCAGCTTCAGAAGATGGATGAAACTCGGTTTGAAGAAGAACGTCTTCGTGCCTATGAACTAGCTAGAGCTGGACAATATGAAGATGTTATCAAACAGATTCAAGGTGAGGCTGAGCTACAAGCTACTGAAGAAGAACGTCGTGCTCTGATTGATGAAGGCGAGCAGACTGGTGCAATTGATCCTCTCACTGCATCTCAGCTCAAATCCATGAGTAGTGGTACCCGGCTTGGTCTTGAACAAGGTCGTGGTGTCTACATGCTTACTAATGTTTATCAAGATAAACTACAGAAAGCACTTGCAGAAAACCCTGGATTAGGTTCAGAAGAAACTTCTGTATTTCTTACAAAATTTTATCGTGACTTTCTTCGTGATGAAACCAATGCTGTTAATGGTAAACCTCTGATCAACTTAAAGCCTGAGCTACTGCGTGTTGGTACTGAGTTTGTACAAAGACTGCACCAAGGTATTCAAACTGCAGCTAATAAAAGAGAAACAACCGACTTAAGAGATCAACGTGTTGATGATGCTAAGACAATCCTTCATCAAAATCCACGACAATTTAAAGACAACATTGTTCAATCTTTTAGGACTTTTGTTAGTGATTTAGGTCGTCCTAAGGCTCACGAAGAATACGCTAAGTTCGCTACTGCACGGGATGCTAAAGGTAACTTTCGGTTTGACATGGAGCAACTTGCTCAACCAGTGCTAAAAGCTGGAAGCACGAAAACGTATGCTGAGGAGTGGCCTGATAGGTTTGCTCAAATGCAGATTGCACGTAACAAGGCTGAACAAGAACAAGCTAAAGCAGATGATACTGCAGAAAAACTAGCATACAAAGAAGCGGAGGGAAAAACTCTTTCTTGGTTTGTATCTGGAAACAACACCAAAGAAGAGGTTGATACTGCAGTTCAAATGTTTATTGATACGTACGGCAAAGTACCTCAAAGCATCTTAACTTATCAAAAGAACTATACCTTAGAAGCACGCGCTAAAGCTAAACAGATCGAAGCTATTGAATCCATTCCATTTGGATTTATTAGACAAGTAGATGTTGATGCTATGTCTGCTCTTGACGCTAATAAAGGTCGGGAACTTGACAAACGTTATGCTGAGCAGGAAAGGCGTTATGGTAAGGGTACGTTTGCTGAAATCAATAAAGGTTTTAAAAAAACTGCATTTGGTACGACCAAACTTGGAACTGTCCAAACAGGTGATGCTAATGGTATCCTTGTTTTGACTGCAATGCAAGGTGAATACCGTCGTCGTGTTGACGAACGTATGGCAGCTGCAGGTGATAATTCAGATGCAACTTTTAATAAAATTGCACAGCAAGTTGGTATTGAACTTGAAAACGAAGTAAAAACTGGTCTCCTTGCTAAAGGTAATAAGTGGTACAGAGAAGTTAATGCCAAAGGTCAGATTAAATTTCCAGGTTTAAATACTGGTACTGTTCCTACAGCTAAACAAGCTGAAGACAACCTTAAAGGCATTAAAGATAGAATTGCAGAAAACGGTGGTGGAGAAGGTGGTCTTGAGAGAACCTTAGATACCGCTGGAGCTATTATTACTGCTCAAGAAGCTGCAGACATTCTTAGAAATTATAACAAGCCTGGTTTTGTAATCCCTAGGGATGTTATGTTTGTGTCAAGACTAGGTAATGGCACAGATCCATTTACTATTATTAACCGTCAACTTAAAGCTCTTAACTTGATTGAACTCGTACCACCTCAAATTAGCCAAGACGTTGAAAGTACCTTTACTCCTCAAGAGAAAAGGGATCTTTACGATATGATTGGCGGACCAAAACAAAAGCTCAGGCAAGTTCAAAAGGTTGCTGCACGTACAACTGGTGACACTAGCGCATTCCGTGATCCTTCTAAAATGCGTTTTAATATCGTTCAATATGTAAGTAATGATCCAGCAATTGCTGGTACTGCTGATGGCGTTTCAGTTGTCTATGATCCTCATGGTCATGGTGGTGCTGACATGCACGGTCATTATGAACTAAGTAGTGTTGCTGAGCGTCAGCGTATGCAAAAGTTCCTTGAAAATACTATTGATCCCTTCACTGGACAACCCTATCGTATTACAAGTGTAATTCGAGAAGGTGATCCTGGTGCTCATGGAGCAGGAACTGCACTTGATATTGCACCTCCTGTAACACTACCAGTAGACCAAGAACGAGCTTGGTACGCAGAATTAAACAAACGATTAGGGTACAACCCTTAAAATAACTAACTATGGCATACGATCCTTATGAGCAGTTCAGAGAGGATCCAGGTGAAATGGAGTTGTCTCCTGAGTTCAATGCTCAGTTGCAGCTCCAACAACAGGAACAAGTTGAACCTGAAGAAGAATCCCTTACTCCCACGGGAGGACAAACTGAACAACCTCAAACCCCTGCTCCTTCTACGGAAGAAGCTCCTCAAGAATTACAGCCTATAGAAACTAGCCCATTTAGAACAGCGGATGGCGACATTGACCTAGAAGCAATGCGTCGTCAGGGTGCTGAATTTGACAACGCTGTAGTCACAGGTTTGGCTGACTTTGGTGCTGATGTGTTAAACATCATTCCTGGTGTTAATATCCCTAAGGCTACTGAGTTTGAAAATGATGTAGCAAGTTCAGTAAGAAGCATTACTTCTGTTGTAGCACCTACAATGCTATTGGGTGGTGCAGGTACAGCACTTGGTAAAGCAGCTAATGCACGGTATGCTTTGCCTATTGGTAAAAGTAAATTTGTACAATGGCTTGGTGAACGCAGTGTAGAAGCTGGTGCTGGTGCTTTAGTTGGTGCTGTTAGCAGTGAGTATACTGAAGACAACTTACTTGGTACTCTTAAAAAATCATTCCCAAAAACTTTTGATTGGATCCCTGATAGTTGGGCTACTTTAGATTCTGATAGTGCAGATCTTAAGCGTCAAAAGAACATGTACGAAGACCTAGGTATGGGTTTGGTTACTGGTCTTGCTGAAGGTGCTGGTAGATTTGTTACTGCACTTCTAAGAACAAAAGGTGCTCTACGTAAATCTAATAAATTAGTAGGTGAAACTGCTGAAGCACGTAAATGGTTGAAAGAAAACCCTGCTTCTATTGAACCTATTGATGCTGAAGATGCTATCGTTCGTTCTGTTACCAAACAGGAAGAAGCATTGGATGAGGTGGGTATGTATGGTTACATGCAGAACCCTAACCTAGATCAACCTATTAAAGGTATCCATGATATGTATGATTACACCGAAGTTGGTGTACGTACTGTGGATGACTTTGGTGTTGTTGGTGCAGCTATTGATAGTGCACGTATTGCACGTAACCTTGATACTACCTATGGTCGTCTTGGTAATATGATCTCTGAGCCTGCTATGAGGTATGCTCTTAGTGATGGTGATGCTGCACAAGATGTTGTACTTGGGCTTGCTGATCAACTTAACAAAGCTGGTCGTATCGGAATGGAAGGTAATGGTTGGAAAGTTACCTTTGATGATGTGATGGATGCTAACGAAGATCTAGCAATTCAACTGTTTGATCCTCGTATGAGCAAAGTAGAAGTCCGCCAGGTGCTTGAGCCTTACATTACACGCGATGAAGCTGGTAAAGAAATCCTTGCAGAAGGTGGTTTCGCAATGGCAGCTAAAATGCTCCGTGGTTACGGTGCAGAGCTGTCTAGTATGGATGTAGCCAGAGCACAATCTTTGCTTGCAGGTTCTTTGTCCGGTCGCATCTCAGACCTTTCTGAAGGTGCCCGTCTGATGGCTGGTACCAGTGCTGTACGTAATGCACAAGATAAGATCATTGACATGATGCAATATGTCAGTCAGTTATCTTCTTCTGCTAAATACTACAAGAACCGTAAACTGAATCTAATCCAACAGATTCAAAGTGGTTTCAGAAATATCGAAGGATATAACGAAGCTACTGTATTGGGTGCTGGTGAAACTGCTAAGCGCATCTTTGAAGACTCTCAACGTTTTGCGTCTTCGTTGCGTCAAATTGCAGACAACCAGCCACAACTGATGGATCAATTTCTGATGGCATATGAGTTGACTGATGGTCGTGTTGATACGATTGTCAAGATGAATAACTACATCTCTCAGATGACCACAGATCTTGGTAAAGGTATTATTGACCTTAACCCAGAAGTACAAAACAAGTTGGTTGCTGGTGTATGGTCTAATATCTACAACAGTGTTCTGTCTGCATTTGTCACACCTATCAAAGCACTTGCTGGTAACTTTGGTGGTATCATTTCTCAACCAGTTTCCCACTTTGCTGGGGCTGTTATGTCAGCAGATCTGGAAGCAATTCAACGTGGTTGGATCGCGTACAGTTCTATTGGTGAAACCATGAAGCGTGCATTGCCTTATGCTGGTGATGTTTTCATGCGTGCATCGCGTGAACCTGCTTCTGTGCAATCTGCTGTCCGTCTTGATTTGCTTTTACAATCAGAAGCAGAGATGGAGTTTCTTCAAAAAGCTGCACGTACACAAGCTGCAGAAGGTAACGATGGTCTGCAATACATTGTCAATCAGATTGAAATGCTGAATGACTTGGCTAAAGATCCTGTGTTGCGTTTTGGTCCTAATGCTATGACAGCATTGGATGGATTTACTGGTGTGTTTAATGCATCTGCAGAAGCACGTTTCCGTGCAATGGATGAACTCCGTGCTGCTGGTGTCCCAATTAATGCAGAAACTGTTAAACCTGTTGCTGACAAGTATTACCAAAAGATGTTTGGTGAAGATGGTTTGATTAAGGATGAGGCTGTTAAATACGCTACTAGCGAAATGGCTCTTAACCTTGACTCACCACTTGCTCAAGGTGTTAATGATGTAACTTCAAGACTTCCTACCATTCGTCCGTTCCTGATGTTCCAAACGACTCAGGTTAACGTAATCGATATGATGGGTAAGTATGGTCCTTGGACTCCTTTCCAACGTGACGTTAACGAACTAGCCTATACCCCTCTTAAAGATCTACTTGGTAATGAAGAGCGGGTAAACCAGCTACTTAAAAACCGTGGAATTGACATTGAAAATATGGATGTCGTTTCTAAGCAAAACAAGTTGGCTGATCTTAAGTATATGACTCGTGGTCGTAAAGCCGCTGCTGCTCTAGCAATGACTGGTACCATTGGACTTATTCTTAGTGATCGTGTTACTGGTGATGGTCTTTATGATCGCCAGGATCAAAAGTCACGGGTTGAAAACTCTAACTGGCAAAGGCGTAGCATTAAAGGTCTTGATGGTAAGTGGTACTCCTACGAACAACTTGGTCCTATAGCTGATTGGATTGCATTTGTTGCTAACGTTGGTGACAACTTTGATACACTTGGTGCTGCTGCTACTGAACACCTTTTTGAGAAAGCTACTTTTATTCTTGGTGCTGCCATTACTGACCGTACTGCTTTGTCTACTCTCAAACCTTTGATGGACATTGCTAGCCAAAACGAAGGTGCAGCAAATCGGTGGGCGGCTGGTTTTGTTAACAGTCTTGGTCCTCTTGCTGGTGCACGTGGTGAATGGTCTCGTATTCTTTCTGAAGGTTTACAAGTAGTTGAGTCTGACTTTGCTTCACAACTAGCAAACCGTAATCGTTTTGTTGGTGCATTAGATCCTACTAACCGTGCTCCTTACATTTACAGCCCAGTTACTGGATTGAAAGCTAATGGTTATGGGATGATGCAACGTCTTTGGAATGCTTGGAGTCCTATTAAAGTACACCCCGAGCAGTCTCCTGAAGAGAAGTTCCTACAAGACATTGAGTTTGATATTAGTACCACCTTTAAAACTAAAGACGGTGTTAAACTATTACCAGCAGAACGCTCTGAATTGTTCCGCCTGATGGGCGAAGGTGATTTCTTTAGGAGAGCTATTGCAGAGATTATGGAAGATGCTGGTGATTGGAAGAGCATTGCAAAGCTCCGTGCACTTCGTAAAGAAGGTATTGGGTCCGACACTGTGGCTCTTAAAAAATGGCACAATATTCATTCTAGACTTTCTGAAGCTCGTCGGACTGCAGAACAAATTGCTTTTGAGCGACTAGATGGCGACATGCAAGCTGCTATTCAGTTGAGAAAAGTACAACAAGAACTGCAGGATGAAGCTGCCCTTTATGGTGAAACATTAGATCTCGAATCCACCCTTGGTATTCGTAATTAACCCTACAAGTGACTAATTATGTCGTGTACTGACGTACAAACAATT